AGACATTTGGTTGGGGGGGTGTAGAGGTTTTTCTACGCCCCCTCAATCACTTGTATTAAAAAGGGGGGTTCGATGGAATCAGAGACTGACATGCCTATTCCTAAGGATGAAGAGATTATCTGGCCTAGAGGTCGTCAGCCAAAGAAATTGATTCCAAAATTTGGGTCTAATCGTCCCCCTGCAGCAATACCTGGACGGAAGAAAAATAAACATGACACCTACCAGAATGAGTAAACCCACAAGAATTTCCACTGCAGAGACAATTGATCTAGCGATTTATATGGAAAGGCTAGATACTTATATCGCTACACAAAGTAAGTTGAATGAAACCCTATGCAACAGATTGGAACGGGTAGATGAAGACCTTGACCAATTAAAAGAATGGCGTGGTAAAATGTATGGGGCGAAGGCGTTCCTTTTGATCACAGGTATTTTATTTGCTCATGCTGCTGTAGTCATGGCTTCAGTGGTCGCTCTGATAGAAGTACTTAGAGACTAGGAGTTTACATATGGCTAATGAACGACATACAGATGTACGGGAATGGGAGATAGATTTTTCAACCAGACAATCTGCTCTGCCGTACACAAAATATTTTCCTTTTAGACAGGCATTATCTACTACAGCCTCTACGCTTTTAACGGTTGGGCAAGGTGAAATAGCAGTAAACTGGGTCACTAATCCCAGAATTGAGGCTGCAGACATTACAATGTTTACCTTAACTGGTTCAGCCATTTCTAGAAGTACGGCTCAGCAAGCTTTGGGGGCCGCATCTCTTTTAGTTAATCCAGCAAACTCTGCTGCTGGAGAGGGTGTTTATTGGACATCCCCCACAATTCCTTTTGCTATCGAGGCACAACATTTAACTGTTCAGGTAGAGCATAGGGGAGCATCTGCTGCAAGCGCGGTTAAGCTAGAAATTAGAAACGCGGCAGGAACGACAGTTCTAGCAACCTCTGGAAGTTCTAACTTAGCAACTTCATGGACTCGTATTACCGCAAGCTACACAATTCCCGCAAGCACGGCTGCGGCAGCTTACAGATTGTATGTAACTACGCAAACGCAACATAACATTAATTTCTATCTAGACAAGATTATGTTTGAAGTACGAGAAGATACTACAGCCGTATCTACTTATGTAGATGGTGATAGTGGAATCAACTATGAATGGACGGGAACAGCTAATGCATCTACGTCTAGGAAACGGGCTGGAATGGTATACGTTAGGGGTATCACTATTAAGAATGAATCAGGTACTTCAGCAGAAATTGTCTATATGGCCTTTGACACTACGGCAACATCAACAACTGGTGTTCCAGTATTAGCTGGGGGTACATTTGAAAACACATGGCCCCTTGGTTTTAAAGACAAGGTTTCTTTACTTTCTGCTTCAGGAACCCCGACGGTTAGTGGGGTAGTGTGGGGAGTGTAATATGACAACAATTACTACCTCGATTGGGAATATTCCTTCTCCTAGTAACTGGGCAATAGTAAATGAAGATATGTATCAAACAATAACTGAAGATACTAGTCTTACTATTATTGAAAAACAGTCTGGAAGAACTACAGTTGAGGATATTTCTGACGCATTAGATGAATATGGACGTTTATATAAGGCTGGGATAGCTTCCCAGGCAGAAATTCTTACCTTATCTAGGGCTTTTCCTGATAATCCAACATATACAAAAGCTATTCAGAAGCTTGACGGCGAACCGACAGTAATCGGTGGCCCCGCTTCTATCGAACTAATTGATAGGGAAGGTCATTTGATTACTACAAACGCACTAAAAAAAGCTTTTGACAAGTATATGGCTAACTTTCGTACCCGTAATACAATGGTTTTGCATTCTGATGTCCAAGTTGGATGGGCGTTACCTGCATATATTAGTAAGGGCGGGCAAATCTTTAAGTCTGGGGTAGACGATAAGGGTTTGTTTTTTATCACGGAACTACGTAAGGACACTAAGATTGCAGAGAAAGTACTTGACCAGATTAATGAAGGTAAGTTAAAGTCATATTCGATAGCTGGGTCAGCAACTAAAACTCAGAACATGCAGAAAGGGTTGATGCCGTACATGCAAGTTGATGAGATGGAATTAGCTGAGGTAACGGTTTGCGAGAAGGGTGTGAATCAGGGAGCGACTTTTGGTATTCTTAAAGCTGAGGATGCCGCAACGAGGACATGTACCGATGGAAGCTGCTTGATTGACGAGGAACATACGCACAATAGTTCCGGGTTCATGCCGTTAGAACTCCTCCTTACGGATGATGGAGAGATAAGTTTTATGGATACCTTACAAAATTGGATGATTAAAGAAGACCCACTAACGTCTGGGGATGTTTTAGTTGCTCTCAATAATTTTGCGGGAAGGGACGCGGAGCATCACAGACTCCTAAGGGAACAAGGGTGGCCTTCCGAGCGACCACCGGAAGATATGAGATATACCCCAGTCTCAGAAATAGAAACTGATGCTGATGGTGTTCCTATACGTATGAAACCTCCGTGGGTAGTGAACGAGGCGGGGGAACACTTAGGCCCAAGGCTGGATGGGGACTCACCGACCCCTCCACCATTACCAGTAACTTCTAATATCGTAACTGTTACTGCTTATGATGTTGGGAATCCGCAAGATTCAAAACAAGAAATAAAGAAAACTAATGAATTTTTCAATTGGATGATTAAAGAAGAGAAACCTCAGTGGTGTGAAGAACATAATCGTATGGAAGTTGGAAACCATAACCGAGTAGAATTAGATAAGAGCAATGGAAGTCCTCCTATGGGATGGTTCAAGATGCTAGAGGGTTGGATGGATACCACGTAAGAGAGGGAAGTGTGCGATGTTCAGAAAAATTCTTGCTTATTTCTTTCGGCCCAAAAGAAAACATGAGCGCAAGTTTATTTCACAAAGGGATTTAGAAACATATATGCGGATTGAAGGAATAGTCTATAGGGACTTATTCCCTGATTAGGAGAAAAGAATGATTGGAAAACTGAGACCTCAGATATTTTTAGCGATTTTAGTCCTAGGTGCCCTTGCTGCACTGGGTGCTACGCACGGGTTCCCAGAAATTGCGACAGGAACTATCGGTGGGATCATCGCCCTGGGTATGAAAGTGTTAGAAAATGAATAAAAACCTTGGGGAACTAAGATGGTAGAAGCATATACAGATGCAATAGATTGTGAATGTTTTCTTACAGGTGACGTTTGTGTCTGTGAGGAGGGATGTGAATGCGGCTGTCCTGAGTGCGTATGCCAGGATTGGGAAGAAGTGCAGAAACTTATGACGGGTGGTTGTGGGTGCGGGGGCAATTGTATGTGTAATCAAAGTATAGATGAGGAAAATGAAGGAGGTTTGGAATGAATCCAATGAAAATTTTTAGCTTAGGAATGACGTTTTATAATCTTAATAAGGGGTTAGCGGATGATGGTAAGGTGGTTGTCGATGAAGGAATGGATGTATTAAAGGCTATCAGTACTGCCCTGAAAGATAATCGAGTAACTAATGAGGAGAAGAAGATTATCGTAAAGGAAATACGAGAGTTTTCTAAGGCCGCAATAGGGGCAATTGATAAACTAGTCATTCCAGATTAAGCATGCTAAAGGGGGAATAGGAATGGGTCTCGCAAATATCAAATTACCCATCGCTGTAATCGGAGTCATTGTAGCTCAGGCATTTGGAATAATTTGGTATGTCGCTCAACTAGACTCCACTGTAAGTAACAACACTATATCTATAGAAAGTATAGAAGTGTTTGACGACACGGAACTGTCGAAATCAATAGAAGATTTTGATAACCGTTTAGATGAAATTGAAAAACAACAAGCCATTATAGAAAACGAGATGCGTTCCATTATGGCTGACCACTCTAGCTTCAATGATATCTTGAAAGAATTAGGCAAGGAGGGTTACGGAGATACTAGAGAGTACGGGAATTACCAATAAATGTAGGGGGTCTTGGAATGAAATCCTACTTAGGAAATATCCCCAACCCAACGTTAAGGGATTTTCAAAGAAAGAAGCTATACCAAGCTGAGGAATCTTGCAGCTTCTGGAATGAAATACAGATACTTTCCTCCTTTAGAGTTAAGCATCTTGTGAAAAAGATTTCTCTTTGGTCTAATACCAACTTCCCTAAAATTTCCTATGCTAGACGTAAGCATGGGCCATTAGTTTCCTACGCGACTGCTTCTGATTTAGTGTTATCATTTCCTTTAGCCAAGAGCGTTCCTTTTATTTGTCATGAGATGGCGCATGTAATAAACTACCAACGAGGCCCCGCTGACCATCACGGGCCAAATTTCGCTACGGCGTACTTGGAGGTGGTAAATAAGTTTGTTGGAAATGAGGAGTACGAAGAACTTAAAGAATCCTTTAATATTTACAAGGTGAAATATAAGGAGGTGATCCATATCTAGGGATTGGGGGGACAGTACCTATCTTGATATTGGGGCTACTGTTGCCCCCCATTTCCTTTAGATACGGACTTGACATCACAAAACCGGGGGTGTAAATTAGAAATCTAAGAACAACCAAGGAGGTGTGAATGCAGATTGAAGACGCAGGAAAGTTTTTTGTGACAGTGTTATTTGTCGGGCTGTTGGCAACGATGTGTGGGTATTAGCCGTGGGCTACCGTACTTCCAACGATGAATCACATGTATGTACCTACTGTGATAAAGTCGTCAAGGCAGGGAGTGGAGTACTGATAAAGTATTCCTCTGCCCAGTCTGACGAATCTATAACGAGTTCTCATCTTACCAATCGAATCGGGCATGAGCAATGTGTGAAAATACATGGTTCTAGAAGTGAACAAGAGGCATTAATCCCTGTTCGGTAGTATAATAAAGATAGTTAATCTAGGTTGAAAGGTATATTTTATGGAAGATGAGAACAAAATAAAGACACGTTGGGAGAGACGAGACGCTAAACAACAAGCGAAGAAACGTTTTTCAAGTGATAACCGACGAAGTATTAGATGGTTATATTGGAACTCTGGTCAAAAAACACATGCCGAGCATTCAAATGAAGATACATCTAGTGGTATGTTATCACTGCGACGTATTGATGGGGATTAAAAATGAGTTTTTTTCCATGCCTCTAGAGATAGCCGTGCACATTACAGACTGTTTGAAGTGTGGGGGTGAGAATACTAGAATAATGTTTACGATAAATTACGAAGGAAACGAGACTCATGAGTAGTTGGCAAAATAGAGAAGGGAAATTACTTCAAAGGCATCTCAATAAAGAATTTTCTAAACCGTTCAAAAAGAAACACGATAAAAATAAACACGATATCCAAACAAAAATAAGGGAAGCGCAACGCGCAAAGTCGATTGCGATGAACGAGGAAGATGACGTGCTTTATGAATGAGGATGGGGGTACTAATATGAATGAGTTAGAACCTACAGACCTTCCAGAAGATATGGGGATGGCGGAAGAGGAGGAGAAGGTTATATTCCTTACGAGGAACGAAGCCTTGTTCATTGATGATAGCTTGTCCATGCTTATTGAACGAGAGCCTAGTGATGACCGGATGGGTACAGTAAGACCCATGGCTCATACAGCAGGGCTACCCGCTCCTGTAGACTTACTGGACAAGATAGGGAAGGCCATCCTCTTTACGACTGACCCAGAAAACCACGGAGAACCTGCGGAAGTCCTTATGTCAGAAACAGATTTGTACATGCTTAGAGAGATTACCCATAGTTATATAAAAATTGGAGATGAGGCCGTAGGATTTAATCTGAAGCGGAAGATTTATACTTCGTTATACAGTACAGAAATTGAGAGGGATAGGGTAGCTAATCGGCTTCTATCTCAAGTGGATATTCCCACAGTTCCTTTAGAGGACGATGCTCCTCCAATCAAACAGGCTCGTAAGAAAACTGATATTTGACACGAATCCTGACGTGTGATAGGTTTGAGAAAAGTTCAGCGAAGGAGGTTTTCAGAAATGGATAAACAAGAGCGGTGGGTATTCAGACTTCCCAGTAACGAGGAAGGTGACAAGTTCCTTAAGGATATGCATAAATATCTTAACAAGGATTCTTACAAGGTTTCCAGAAAATTTACAGGGCCACGCCCTTGGGGTACAAACCCAGCTTCTACTCTCAAAGCAAATGCTACATCGGTTAGAGTGTATGTAGATAGCAAGAGAGCAAACGATAACATAAATCCTTATGAGTATATTCAGCGTGGACGGGAAATCGAAAGAAGTCAGCAAGCTTTGAAGAATGCTAGGATAGCCACAACAGCAGAATCGTCATTGGATAATCTTCGAACTAGATTAGCTGCTGTTGAAACAGAGTTAATTACCATGCGAATCCTGTTGTTTAAGCAGGGTGCCAGACACAGAAAGGGGAACTAAGACATGCAGAAAGCTAGAACTTTAGGAGGTAAGAAGCAAATGGATACGAAGCGAAGTAGCGGTAAGAAGAATGCAGTGCAGATTAGCAATGGTCTGTGGCTTGCTAAAGCTAGGCAGTTTGCAGTAAAACATGCTGGGAAGCATGGTTATGTTACCAGTGATGATGTCCTTTCATACGTCGGGGCTTGTCAGAGTCCCAGCGTTGCGGGGGCCATCTTCAAGGATAGTAGGTTTACGAAGACGGGGTACACTCCTTCCAGTCGTATCACTACTCATGGCAGAGACATTGCTGTTTGGCGTTTGAAGAGGTAATGGATATCCTAGTGGCGCAAGAGAACGCAAAGTGGGTGGGCTTGCCAGCCATGTTCAAACCTTTAATCCCCTTTCTAGTTTGATGCTTCCCATCAACCTGCCACCCATGTATGTAAAGGCACCGGTAGGTATGGTTCGATGGGAAGAAGGGGGTTGGCATCCTAAGGAGAATGGCCTTAGGCTAGGATATTAACAAACAAGCCTCTGTGGTGGAACGGCAGACACGCTTGGTTTAAGCCCAAGTGCCGCAAGGCGTGAAGGTTCAAGTCCTTCCAGAGGCACCAAAGAGAAGATTATGAAATACACGTTTGCTGTTAGAGAGATAGATAAGGTCTCAGCAGTAGAGTTTATCCAAGCTCGGCACTACTCGAAAGTGATGCCTAAACTAACCAAACATTATTTAGGTATATACGATGGAACAGTGTTAGCAGGAGTCCTAACCTTAGGATGGGGGACACAACCATTACAAACAATTCGTAAACTCTTTCCTAAGTTAGTAACACAAGATTACTATGAAATAGGGAAGATGTGTATGGATGATGTTTATCCAACTAACTCGGAAACACAAATGTTATCTGCTGTCTTCAAATGGATAAAGCAGAATTGCTCAGACCCTAAATTACTTTACACATGGGCAGACGGCATAGTCGGAAAAGCTGGCTATGTTTACCAAGCCTTTAACTTTCTATATGGTGGATTTATTTGGACGGACATTTACATTGGGGCTGACGGGGAAAAGATACACCCAAGGTCAACCAAACTATTGTTGCGAGAGAACGAGAGATGGTTGGGACGAGGCAAGACTTTATTTTGGCTGACCCCAGATTTCCTAGCTTTCAAGGGAATCCAAAGAATCAAAGGGAAACAGTTTCGTTATGTCCTCCCATTGACAAAGACTTATAAGAAACTCCTAAAAGAGTCTACAGTAAGATGGACGAAGAACTATCCTAAAGACTGTGACCTACAATGGAAGAAGCAAGTCGCAAAAGGGCAATGGGAACTTCTTCCTTCCATGCCTGATATGGACTTAGCGGTAGTGAATGTCAATAAAAAGAACGTTGATTCCCATATAATGACTCCCCAGGAAGCTCATAGAGCCACGTCTGAGGGTCAAAGATGACCCGTAGTATGGATAAACCACGCAGACCCCCCTGTTTTTTTGGGGTATTTGACAATGTTTTGAGAAAAGCGTAGCATGGCCGTAGTCGAAGCGAACGATAGGAGAATGCAGCGATGAAAACCAAACCGATTTCTTGGCGAAACATGCCGTCTACCGGGGTTTTGATAATCACAGGGCATCGTGGGGAGGGTAAATCAGCATTGGCATGGTGGTTGGCAGAGAACTTACGGGCTCAGTACCATAAGAAGATTGCTGCTTTGGGTATCCCCGATGAAGCGCAGAAGACGATGCCCAAAAGAATCACTCATGTTGAGACAGTCGAACAGATTGCTGACATGAAACCGCATATCATCGTGGTAGACGAAGCCGCCATTGTAGCCAACGCTAGGTCAGCCATGAAGACAGCTAATCTCCTATGGTTGAAACTGATAGCGGTGTGCAGACACAAGGGTCACCTACTCATATTCATCAACCAACATAACAGACAACTGGATGTACAGATACTTATGGATGCTGACTACGTGTTGATGAAGAGGCCAACCCTTCTACACTTGAAGTTCTGTCGGCCTGAGTTCAGAGAGGAACTTCAACAAGCCTACGAGCTATTCAATGACATGACAGCTTTAGGGTCTAAGAAGAAAGTATATGTTGTAGACTTCCATACGGGAAACAGGAAGCTGCTTCCTGCCAGTATGCCTAAGTGGTGGAACGATAAGATAAGCAAATCTTATTCAGCAGTGAGTCTATCGTGAACGAGCAAGGGATGCCTTACGGAACACAGTTATCCTTATGGGAAGATTATCCATCTGCGAAAGATATAGTTTTCAGTATAACTCAATGTGTACATGGTTGTCCCTTTGATGGAGTTTACGAAGCTAAGGATAAAGGAACGACCGTTTTCTTTCAGCAGTTTGGACGAGACGTGATGGAACCTTCTAAGTATTTACTGGCAGTTCGGAAAGACTTCTCTCCTTACTGGAGTGGGAGAATGGATTACTATATTGCTAATGACCAATGGGAAGCGTTTGCTAAGATACGGGAACTAACAGGTCGAAACTCTTTATGGAGAAATGACCAGTACCTCCCTAGCAATGCGGGAGGAGGCCATTAGATTTGACAATGGTTTTGGGGTATGATACGATTTCGGTGTGGCGTCGATACGCCCTTGGAGGTGTATCATGTGAAGCATTAAAAACTGAATAGTCGGTTGTGGATACGGTACCTCACTTATGCTGAGGTGGTAGAATACGTACCCAGTGGCTAAGACCTGAAAGCCACCTCCTTGGGGGGGTGGACTAATCCTTCCTACAGTGTGACCCTCACGATACGTTGT